CTGAAGGTGGTCGCCCAACTGGATCAGTTTGGAACAATCTAAGCGCTGCTAACAATGGCATTAATTTGGCAATGAAAAAATACAGCACCACATTGGCCACTTTTGTTACGCAAGCATGTCCGTTGTACTCGGGTGACAATGCTGCCATTTATGCATTAGACCCCACTGGCGGTGGTAGAAATATTCCAGTTGGTACTACCTATGCTGTGTTCCAGGCCAATTTTTATAGCACCAATCCATTGGTGTGCATGGCATTTGAAATTGTTGAAAGAGCTGTGTTGGGCCAAACTGTTGTGACAGGAACCACTACTCCGTCGCTAACAGGCACTCCTTTTACACCTGGTAACAGCTTCACTTTGACTGGTACTCAGCCAAGTACACTTACTCCAGTAACTGCTACTGTTACAATTGGTGGCACTGGCACTGTGGCTAACTTCATTTCAGCAGTGTCAGCAGCCAACATTCCTTTTGTTTCGGCAAGTGTAAACACTGCAGGTAACATTGTGTTTACTCACAGCGCCGGTGGATCAATTGCGCTGATACCAGGCACAGGAACTCCATTGACCACTGCTGGTTTTACTACGTCCACCACATATGTTCGTCAAAGTGCCAGCACTGCTAATGGTCTGACACTCAGCAACTTTGTCACTACCCCAACATTTACATATGCAACAAATGATGTTGCACCTGATCAAGATCCAGCCAATGGACGTTTGTGGTATTACAGCACTGTAAGTGACGTAGATATTATGATTCAAGACGGTGGATCATGGCAAGGGTATCAAAATGTCAACAATGATGTACGTGGTTACGATTTGACAGTGACCAATCCTGATGGGCCCATTATTGCAGCCACCGCTCCCACTGAGCAAACTGATGAAACACCGCTGGTGTATGGCGATTTGTGGGTTGATACCAGTGATTTAGAAAATTATCCCAAACTTTATCGTTGGGAGACTGTCACTGGTGTTGATCAGTGGGTTGAAGTAGATACTTCTGACCAAGTAACCGAAAACGGTATACTGTTTGCAGATGCTCGTTGGGCACCCAATGGCACTACAGACCCTGTGGCTGATGCTTATCCTACAATTGTGAGTTTGCTCACAAGCGATTACTTGGATCTTGATGCTCCAGATCCAGCGCTGTATCCACAAGGCATGCTGTTGTTCAACACACGTCGCAGTGGCTACAACGTCAAGCGTTTTGCCAGCAACTATTTGACCGAAGCCAACTTCCCAGATATTCCAACCTGGGTTACACAGGCCTATCCTACAGTGACCAATACCTGGATCACTGCCAGTGGCAACCGTGACAATGGTGCCATGTGGTCAGGTCGTTTGGCTCAGCGTCAGCTGATTGTGGCAGCACTGAAGTCAGGCATTGACACCAGTTTGGCAGCACGTGAAGAACAAAATCAGTTCAACATTGTTGCTACACCAGCCTATCCTGAGCTCACACCCAACATGATTGCACTCAGCAACGAGCGTAACAATACACTGTTTGTTGTGGCTGACACACCCATGCGACTTGATTCAAGTGGCAACAGCTTGGTAGAGTGGGCCACAAACAACAACGGGTTGGGTCTGCCTAGTGAGGATGGCAATAGTGCAACCAGTAACTATGCAGCAGCATTCTACCCCAGTTGCCAGACCACTGATCTCAGTGGCAACACTGTGGTGCAGCCTCCCAGCCACATGATGGTACGCACTATTCTACGCAGCGACGCTGCCAGCTATCCATGGTTTGCGCCAGCTGGTACACGTCGTGGTGTAATCGACAATGCCAGCGCCATTGGATACATTGATGCTGCCACTGGCGAGTTCCAGCAGATTGGTGTGAGTCAGAGCGTGCGCGATATCTTGTATGAGCGCAATATCAATCCAATCACGTTTATTCCAGGTATTGGTATCACAAACTTTGGTAATAAAACCACAACCACAACAACCACTGCACTGGACCGCATCAATGTGGCACGTTTGGTGGCATTCCTACGCGGCAGATTGGAAGAAATTGGCAAACTATACTTGTTTGAACCCAATGACGAAATCACTCGCAATGAGATTCTCAACAGTTGCAACAGTTTGATGATTGACTTGATTGCCAAACGAGCAATCTATGACTATCTAGTGGTGTGTGACTTGAGTAACAATACTCCAGCCCGTATTGATCGTAACGAATTGTGGGTGGATATTGCCATTGAGCCAGTCAAGGCCGTGGAATTTATCTATATTCCGCTGCGTATCAAGAACACTGGAGAAATCTCAGGAGCAGCCTAATCAAAAACCTGGGGTCAAAAATTTGGCCTCAGGGTTAGGTAAATAAACATATAGGAGATAACAAATGGCAAGTGCATCACTAAACAAAATGACAGTCCCGTTGGGCAGCGGTCAAAGCAGCCCAGTTCAGGGTCTGTTGATGCCAAAACTAAAGTATCGCTTTAGAGTATTCTTTGAGAATTTTGGAGTGTCAACCCCAACTACAGAATTGACCAAACAGGTGGTCAGTATTGGTCGTCCCAATCCAACATTTGAAGAAATTTCAATTCCAGTTTACAACTCCACTGTCAAACTGGCTGGCAAACCCAGCTGGGCAGACATCACATGCTCTATTCGTGATGATGCAACTGGTGCAGTGTCTAAGCTGGTTGGCGAACAATTACAGAAACAATTTGACTTTTTGGAAATGGCTTCGGCCAGTTCGGGCATTGATTACAAATTTTTGACCAAGATCGAAGTGCTGGACGGTGGCAATGGTGCTGCTGTGCCTGTGGTGCTGGAAACTTGGGAACTGTATGGTTGCTATCTCAAAGGTGCCAACTATGGTGATCTGAACTATGGCACAAATGAAGCTGCCACAATTGAACTGTCAATTGCTTATGAGAATGCTAACCAGACACCTGGCGGATCAGGTGTTGGAACTGAGATTGGTAGAACTCTAGGATCTGTGATCACAGGCGTGGCAGGCGGTCGTTAATCGCAGGCGGTAGCCGATGCCAACATTTGGTCAAAATTTTCTTCAAGACGCAGCTCAAGGATTTTTTGGTTCGTCTTATTTGCGTGACTATCGCCATGCAAATAAGACCTTTACTGCCAACAGCTTTGAACTTAAACCGCGTTACAAATTTCTCTTTCATGTCAGTTTCACACTGAACTACGAAGAGATTCCTGCTTTAAAAGCAGCCATGGGTCTAGACGATACCAAGAACATAAGTTTGCTGGTCAAGACCATTGACTTGCCCAAGTACTCCATATCTACAGAAACGCTGAATCAATACAATCGCAAACGCATTGTGCAGACCAAGATCAACTATGATCCCATAAACATCACTGTTCATGATGACTATGGTGACTTGGCTAGAACCATGTGGTACAACTACTACAGTTATTACTACAAAGATCCCAATCAACGATATCTAGACCCCAACAACACCAACGGCAGTATTGGCCCCAGCAGCAATCGACAGGCCGGCTTTGGCTATAACACTCGCGACATCTATGACGATCAACGCATTGGCAATGTCAATGACTGGGGTTACATTGGTGAAGCGTTTGTAGACACCAATACAGGCAATAGTGGCAAGCCTCCGTTCTTTAGAGACATTCGTATCTATGGCATGGATCAACGCAAGTATGCAGAGTATATATTGATCAATCCTATTATTCAAAATTTCAGTCATGATCAATATTCATATGCTGAAGGTGGTGGTACCATGCAAAACAGCATGACCGTTGCATATGAAACTGTGAAATACTACAGTGGTGCAATTGGCAGTGAACGACCTGATGTCAATGTACAAGGTTTTGCTGATCCTGCACACTATGACACAGAATTGAGTCCTTTGGCCAGACCAGGCAGCAACCGTACTGTATTTGGTCAAGGCGGCCTAGTTGATGCTGGACAAGGTATTTTGGAAGATTTACAAACTGGCGGACCTCTGGGTGTGTCGGGCTCTGTGCAAAAAGCTGGTGCTACCTATAACACATTCAAAGGCAAAGCATTACAGAGCACAGCTATAAGCGAAGCCACTGCACTGGGCAAACAAGCCATTCAAGGCAGCATACCTGGTGCTGTGAGAGCTGTGCAAGGGCGCGGCACTGGCATGATATTCCCCACTCTCAAACTGCCACCAGGTGCAACACCGCCCATTAATCTAGGACAATAAACATGGGCAGCATTAACTACACCAATTACAACATTGATCAAACTGTCAGAGTGTTTGACAGCTTTTATGAGTACGATGTCAACGTTCCAGCAGCCGAATACGATTTGGTGCACAGTTTCTTTCTTAAAGAAATGTCTGATCGCACCGCAGCTGGTAACTTCACAGTGAGTTTGTTTAGAGTGGCCGAAAACACTGGCATTCCTGCACTGACACTGTTGCAAGAATTTGAGCAGGGCACCACTGGCATGGGGCTCAATGTCACCATGGCATACTATCTCAACAGCATTCGCAGCAGAGCCAGTCTGCTGGGCGTGGGTGTTCCTGTGACACCAAATTTTTACGCTGCTAGAAATGTGATACAATGAGTCGCTGGGCCCAGGGCAATTACGACGTCATCAACCCAGACAAGTACGTAGGCAAAGGTAAACCTCGCTATAGATCTGGCTGGGAACACAGCTTCATGCGCTTTTGCGACCTCAACGATCACATCTTGCAGTGGGCCAGCGAAGCATTGACCATTCCCTATCGTCATCCACTCACAGGCAAGAGCACAGTTTATGTGCCAGACTTTTTGATCACTTACCGCACTAGAGACAACACTGTGCGGGCTGAACTTATTGAAATCAAGCCCAAAAAACAGAGTGTGGTTGAAAGCAAAATGACCAGTCGCGATCGCGCTGTTGTGGCAGTGAACTATGCCAAATGGGCGTCTGCACAAAAGTGGTGCAAACAACACGGATTAACTTTCAGAGTTATTACAGAGGACGACCTATTTGTAAACGGTCGCAAGTAGTAAACTATGCAAAGTCTACTAAATAATAGTATGACTGTTTACTATCTTTACAAAAAAACTCATACGACAACCAATCTAAAATACCTAGGATTTACTAAAAAGAATCCACACAGGTATAAAGGGTCAGGAATCAAATGGCTTGCTCACATTAGGAAACATGGCTACCATGTTGAAACTGAAATATTGTGCGAAACTTCTGACCGCAATGAAATACAACGGTTAGGAGAATATTACAGTCAACTATGGAATGTTGTTCAATCTTCTGAATGGGCAAATCTAAAACCTGAAACTGGCGAAGGCGGTGGTGTGCCAGGGATGCATAAAGGGAAACTTCGACCCCAAGAACATAAAGATGCTATGAAAGCAGGTTGGGACCGCATTAAACAAAAAGGATACCAACCTTGGAATAAAGGTATCACTGGTCTTAAAGGGCCATGTCAACACACTATATTAGTGTCGCCTAACGGAACTGAATATATGTATGAGAGTATGAAACAAGGATGTAAAGAAAATAATCTCATTTATACAAAAATGAGTAGCGTCAAAAATGGCCACCTTGCACATCACAAAGGCTGGACTGTTAAAAAGGTAAGTATATCATTATGAGAAAATTAGAGGAATTGTTTGATCTCCCACCCACTGCCCAAGAAGTAGATACTGCCCTGCCAGTGATTCCTGCTGCTAGAGAAACCTTGGCAGCCTTGGACAGTGCCATTGACAAAATTGACAGTGCTCTACCAGCAGTGCGTGGACT